ACAGACGTAATCGCGGATATGGCTTTACTTGGGACCACAGACGTAATCGCTGACATGAACACGCTCGGTACGGCTGATGTAGTCGCTGACATGAACACGCTCGGTACGGCGGACGTAGTTACTGATATGAATACGCTTGGTACGGCTGACGTAGTTGCTGATATGAATACGCTTGGTACGGCTGATGCCGTTTCTGATATGAATACGCTTGCGGCTATTAGTGGAGACATCACCACAACGGCGGGTGTATCAACTTCTGTTACTGCCTATGCGAAACAGTATTCATTCGGGTCGGGAGACATCTAAACGAGAGGGGATGGGACGGGCAGCGTTTCTGAAGGAGATATCCGGTTCCGAACGGACACAGATACCATGCGGGTATACACGGGATCGGCTTGGCAAGATGTAGCTGTGACCGCTGGCTCGTTCTTGCAAGTAACTAACAATCTATCTGATCTTAATAACGCTACAACTGCCAGAACGAATTTGGGGCTAGACGCCCTCTTAGCAGCCAAAGCGCCTTTAGCATCGCCTACATTTACTGGAACACTTGCATCCCCGACAATTAACGCTAGTACAGCTTTGCAGATTGGCGGTGTAGCTGTATCCGCATCTGCGGCAGAAATTAACTATAACGACGTAACAACACTTGGCACGACAGAAGCCAGCAAAACGGTTACGGCAGATGCAAATGGTGTTGTGACGTTTGACAATGGCAAAATCGAGGAAAGCACTGCAATCACTTCCTCTAGTAATGCGGCAACTTTGAATTTAAGAGATGGTGATAACTTTACACATACGCTGTCAGAAAATGTCACATACACTTTTTCAAATCCCGCTGCTTCTGGAAAGGTTTCCGCTTTTACTTTAAAGGTCGTACAAGACAGTAGCGCGAGAGTAATCACATGGCCGACAAGTGTCGATTGGGCATCAGCAACCGCACCTACTATAACCACAACTTCTGGTGGAGTAGATGTTTTTGCTTTTGTTACTTATGATGGCGGAACGATTTACTATGGGTTTACCGCTGGTCAGGCAATGGGATAGTATAAACAATGAGTACGGCACAAAAACTTATAGCAGCTACTTCTGGTGTTAGTACCGATCCTGATCCTCCTATCGGTATGGATGTTGATGATTCAAATGATTACTTGGTTAGATCGAGTGATTTCACTGATAATTCAGATAATAAAACATTTACTTTTTCAGTATGGGCTTATGCCACAAACAACACAGATGCTTTTCGTCTGTATGCTGGTGAAGGCAATTGGACATACTTTATTCACACGGATAAAACTGTTGACATGAGTGCAAGTAACTCATCAAATACCCAAATTTTGGGTGTTACAGGAACCCATAATTCGTTACCAATTTTTACTTGGAACCATATTTTAATATCAATGGATATGGCAAATGCGTCTAATAGGTATATATATTTTAATGATGTTAATGTAACAAGTGATTTTACTTTTTCTACTTATACAGACGACAATATAGATTTTACTAGAACTGCTCACTCCATAATAACTAATACTACAGGGGGTGGTGGAGATGAGTGCCGCATAGCAGGTGTTTACTTAGACTATACATATCGTGACTTAACAACTGCATCTAATCGAAGACTTTTTATTGATGCAGATGGTTTATATGTAACTCCGCCCACAACAGGTATTATGAGTGTTACTATAAGTGATACGGATAGCCCCGGAACTAATTCTGGAACAGGTGGTGATTTTACTTTAAATGGAACAATCGCTCGATCTGGGCGTGGTCCGAATCAATATAATGGTCAAGCAAGTACGTTTGATGGGTCAAATGATAATTTGACAAGAACCTCTTTAACTGGTGCGGCTGACAGTAAATTATTTACTTTTTCGTGTAACTTTAAAAGAGGTAATTCAGGAAATAGATACCTTATTGATATTGACAATAGCGGAACAATAGCATTTGTAGTTCAACTTGAGGATGCTGGACTTATGATAATTGGGTCTAATGCTGCAAATAGTGCTATTCTTTTTTATTCAGGTGGCACTGATCTTCTGCAAAATAAATGGTATTCCCTACAAATATCTATAGATATGTCAAATACAAGTAAAAGACATGTTTTGTTAGATGGGGTTGATGCTGGAGGCTCTTATTCAGTTTACACAGATGACAGTATAAATTTTACTACCTCAAGTTATCGAGTAGCAGGTGCAAGTACCCCTATGTTTGCAGGTGAAATTTCTGATTTATATTTTCAAGATGGTGAATATATTGATCTTTCATCCAGTAACCCTTTTTTCGACACTGAAACATATAAGCCAAAAAATCTTGGTGCAACTGGTAGTGAACCCACAGGTACAAGCCCAATAATTTATCTGCCGTTGAATGGAAATAATGCAGGTAACAATAAAGGTACTGGCGGTGACTTTACAGTCAATAGCGGACCATTTACAGGTGCAAGAGGTCCAAGTGAGTTTTGGGCATCAGCCGCAAGTTTTGACGGATCTGCTCAGTATTTAAACCGTACTGGTAGTGCGTTGTCGGGTGCGAGTGATGGAAAAATTTTAACTTTCGCCGTTGCTTTTAATGCAGACTCGATAAGTGGAACTCGACAAGTTTTCAGAATATCTGATGGTGGGGGTGATGGAACTGGTTTAAATATAAATGGTGGTGATATTGCTGTTTTCGGACAAGCATCAGATACCGCCAATGTTCTCTGGATGAGAAAAGGAACAAGTTCAGTAGGAGCATCTGGTCTTAGCACAGATACATGGCATACCGTGTTGTTTTCCGCAAACTTAACTAACGCATCGCTCCGCCATTGGTATGTAGATAATGTTTCTGTCCCATCTCCAACTATTGGAGCTTATACTAATACAAACATAGATTTTACAAATACTGATCATGGTATTGCTGCTCGTTCAGGTGGAAGTGATAAATGGGATGGTGAAATTGGGTTCTTATATGTTTCACAAGAATATATCGATTTTTCTTCAGAAGCTAATCGTCTCAAATTTTTTGATGCCTTTGGTTTCCCTGTAGATTTAGGTTCAGACGGATCAACGCCAACTGGAACTCAACCACTCATTTATATAAACAAAGGTTTTCATAGTGGCACAAATTCAGGGTCAGGTGGAAATTTTACTGCTCAAGGCACTCCTACTGATGGCGGTTATGTGAAAGGATAAAGTATGTATGCACAAATTATAGATGGATCAGTTAAGGAGTTTCCATATTCTATTAAAAAATTACAAATGGATAATCCAAACACTAGTTTTCCCCACCCTCTTGGAGGAGACACTTTAGCATCTTTCAATGTTTACGAAGTTGCTGATGTTGCTGCACCAGAAATTAAAGACACACAGATTGCTTACCATACAGGTAACGCTGTACAGGTGGATGGAAAATGGCAACGTGAGTGGGCTACCAGAGATAAAACATCAGATGAAATTGCGGAGGAAAATAATCGTTTAGCATCTGAAATGCGAGAACAACGAAATAAACTACTTGCTGAAACCGATTTTTATGCTTTGTCAGATGTAACAATGTCAAATGAAATAAAAACATACAGACAAGCGTTAAGGGATTTACCAGCACAAAGCGGTTGGCCTAGTGTAGATTTTCCTGAAAAACCAGAGGAATAAACTATTGCCTCTGACTAAATTAAATTTTCGTCCAGGGATCAACAAAGAAACTACTTCTTATAGTAATGAAGGTGGTTGGTTTGATTCAGACAAAGTGCGTTTTAGAGCAGGATACCCTGAAAAAATAGGTGGTTGGCTAAAAAAAGCATCAGATGCCTTTCTTGGTTCTGCACGAGTATTGCATAATTGGACTACATTAGACGGTGGAACTTTTATCGGTATAGGCACACATTTAAAATATTACCTTTTGGCAGGACAAACATTTTTTGATATTACCCCTGTTCGTTCAACTGTAACAGGAGAAGCTACATTTGCCGCAACTAATGGCTCTTCTACTATAACTGTTACAGATACGAATCATGGGGCAGTTGCAAATGATTTTGTTACTTTTACTTCTGCAGCTTCTTTAGGTGGAAATATCACGGCAGCGGTGTTGAACCAAGAATACCAAATAACCTCTGTTCCTTCTACTTCTACTTTTACAATACAAGCTAGAACAGCAGGAACT